CAGAAGCGGGAATATGACGAACTGGTGAAGGAAGTGGAACGGTTCGATTTCTGATATAACCCCGAGTGGCGTTCCGCTCAACCGCAGGCGGAATTGCTAGATCCACCTGACCCCGCCCCCGGTTTTCCGCCGCAGGAACCGGGGGCTTTTTTCTACTTACGCGAGAACGCTCCTCTCCATTTCTCCCTGCTACCTTTTGACAGCCGCTCCTCGGCGGCGTCGAGCAGCAGGGGTTTCCAGCGTTTCCCCAAGCGCTCCGGAGGGCCGTTCTTAGCCATTGGGACGGCCCTCTGTTATCTTGGCTCCACCACACAGGTACTCCCCTGCGTGGCGGCATGCGGGGAGGGTCAAACGGCTCACGGGTGGCCCTCCCTGTAATTACAATCCCGGATGGGAGAAAGTGAGGAAGCCGGATGGCCGACTCAATGGAATTACTGCACGGTGCCAGGTATGCGACTCCCGAGGATGCACAATTCGCATACGATACGTTCTCGGCCCGTGCCAAGGCGAGAGGCTACGTCGTCGGGATCACAGGCTCGACTCTCTTCGGCGAGGGCCAGGACGTAGACCTGATCGTCGTTTCCTCCGTCGATGCGACCGACTCGGCTGCACAGGTTGCAAACGAGTTTATTTCGAACGCGAGTCACGTCTACTTCTACGAGGAGGACGAGGACGGCTCTTCGGCCGCTGCCGTCTTCCTGCAAAATGGAATTGTGATCGACGCTTACTTCTACGGATTGGAGCGGTGATGATCCTCGTCATGATCGCGATCTTCATCATCGGCTTCATCGCCGGTTTTTGGGTTCGCTCCGAGGCCGACCACGACCATCTGCATCTTCTGAAAAAACAGCATCGCGAGGCAGAGGTAATTACACTGATCGAGTCCGAGCGGCTGAAGCAGGACAGAATGCTCAAGGAGCGGATGGAATGATCACCAGATTCCGTATCGAGTCAGAGCATAATTCCCAGCAGGACGTGATTGACGAGATGACCAAGCAGGCCGTCGATTTCATGAAATTAATTGATCAGGATGAGGGCGAGTGGGAATGCACACAAGATGTGACGCTGAAGATTCCGACCGGCTACAAGGGCCGGATGGTCTTCAAGTTCATCCCCGAATTTCATGAGGAGGAATTAGACGAGTGAGCACAACTGCGGCAAAAATGCGCCAGTTGTTTTTTCAGATCGAGAATCTGATCGAGCAACTGGAAGTCGATGAAATCGAGGAACTTGCGAATCGCGCAATGGAGCTTACGTACGCACTGCGGCGGCAGAAGGTCGAACTGTGGCTTGAAATTGCAACCGGAACGATAAGACTGAAGGAGGTAAGACGTGCGGCTGAAGGTTGAGTACCACGCAGACCTGGCGGACGAAACGATCAAGTGGGATGCCAAAGACTTCCATGTCTTCCTGGACGACACGGAGCTTGATCTTGTCACGGAACTGAATTTGACGATCCTCGGTGACGGCACTCCCCCGGTCGCGTTCATCACGTTCACCCCCGACGAAATCGACATAGACGAGGAGTCGCTTCTTGCCCTCCGTGCGCTTCTGGAAAACGCTGAAGAAGCGGAAGAGTAATTCCGTCCGCTGCCTGAAGTGCATGCGACTCGGCCCGCAGTGGCGCTTCAAGAAGCTTGTCTACGACAACGGCTTGACGTACGGCTATCGTTGTAGGTTCCGCTGCATGAAATAGGGGGAAATTGAAATGCCACGCAGGGCGTACTCGAAAGGATCGCGCAAGGCTCTTGCCGCGATGCGGAAGCGCTACGGCAAGAAGAAGGGTACGAGTGTCTTCTACGCGAAGGCGAACAAGTACGGCCGGGGCAAGACCAACTCGGCCAAAGCAAATTCTGTCTACTCCAAGGGAAGCAGACGCAGGAAGAGGCGCTAGTGCCCAAGTGCTCGTACTGCGGCATGAAAGGAAGAAATTACAAAGCAGGGCCGCGAGGTTACGTACAGTGGCAGAATTGGGCTGAGAAGATGAGCCGAACCCACCGGCAGTATCCCTGCTCAGGCTGTGGCCGGTTGACGATGTGGGTGCCGAAGCGGATACGCTCGTAGCCGAAGAGGGCGACGAGAAGGAGGGGGTATGACTGTAGCGAAGATAGCTCCGTTCTACAAAGCAATTACAGGCGCACTCGTTTCGTTTCTGTCCGCGCTGATCGCCGGACTCGCAGACGGCGGCTTGTCGTGGAGTGAAATCCTGACGGCATTAATTGCATTGCTCGTCGGCGGCGGTGCGGTATTCACGATCCCGAACATCCAGTCGAACTACCCGCCGCAGGAAACACCTTCGACTCCGCCGACGGCAGAACCAAATTACTGATGCACCGTGCTTGCGGTTCTTCCAACCGATCCTGCTAGCTGGGGAGCGTTCCTGACAGGGATGGCTAGTATCCTCGCGGTCTTGCTGACGCTTCGAAGGTCGAAGCACAAGCAAGAAGACAATTGCAATCAACGCCTGGAAGAAATCAGAGAGGCGTTCCGAATCGGGACGAAGTACGAGCTTCGGGACATTTCCGAACAAAGATCAAAGAAGGCGGCTGATGGCTGAGCTAATAACTCGACTCCTTCGATATTTCAAAGAAATTGACGGTTGGACTTTCGTGGGAATAAGCGTGGGCCTCTTGCTTGCCGGTCTGTCCGGCTTCTTCGTGGCGACGGCGCTGGGTCTAGGCTCACAGGCTCCGACAGAAACCGTTACGATCAATGCCGGTGCCAGTACGGTTCCGGGGCCACCGGGGCCAGCAGGCCCACAGGGTGATCCAGGGCCAGCAGGCCCGAAAGGCGATACAGGAGCGAAGGGTGAAACTGGCAACACTGGGCCAGCAGGCCCACCAGGGCCGAAGGGTGATCCAGGAACACCCGGCGCTGAGTCCTGTCCGACCGGCTCGACGTTCAAGGCCGTTCTCTTCAACGCACCTGGCGGACAGACGACAATTTATACCTGCGTGAAGAACTGACTATGGATTTCACGGGGTCGCAGGGGATCATCCTCGCCATTATCGCTGCAATTGTAGTGATAACCGGAATGATCCTCCTCTACCGCTTTTTGAGGAAGGCTCCGACTCCTCCGGTCGGGAAAACACGGATCGGCTTCTTTGTCGAGCACGACTACGACCACCACAGGCCACCCGACGAGCAGATTACGAAGGAGTGGCCCCGTTCGTGACCTTACCCTTCAAAATTTCAGCGCAGCCGAGCAGTACACAGAAGGCATTTGGCCGCTTCGTCAAGACGTATGGTAAGACTGAGGGCGAGCGCATCTTCCTGGCGTACGCAGAGGATCACGGAACAGGGCGGACAGTAAGGCAGAAAGTGAATTCCGTCTTCCGTAAAGGAGCGCATATAAACCACTAATTGTGCGAAAACCGATGTGTCGGGGATTTGTCGCGGATGACAACCCGGACACCCCCAACTTGTGTGCTGAGCAAGACGCCCCCAAGGCCCAATTACTGTCCGTGCTCCCAAGGCGCGTACCAAAGGGCAGTCGGCGCGCGAATAGCCGAATGGGTACAGGGGCGTCTTGCTGTGCGACACTGAAATCGCCGCCGCGATCCTCGGTGGTGACATTCGGGCTGATGCGCAAAGAGGGCCGGTTTTTTCCGGCCCTCTTCTTCAATTGGGTTAGCGTTTTTCTTGTAGAAGCGTGATGCCGCAAATTACACAACAGAAATCCGTTATCAGGAAGGCGAAGCAGCCGCAGGCAGAGCCACGGCGTAGCGGCATCCGCGAGCTAGCTCGTCCTGACGAGTGGGCAATTAGGATGGGGTTGAGAGTAGATGCACGTCCCTTCAGCCTAGAGGGGCGGGAGTACGTGCGACAGGTGATCAGGGACTACTCACCTGAAATTATCATCCCCAAGGCGGCACAGATGGCTTTCACCGTTACGTTCGTAACGAAGAGCCTGCACAACGTGGTCGAGCGCGGATGGAACGGCCTCTATCTGCTGCCGATCAAGACCGGCGCGATTCCTTTCGTTCAAGCGAGAGTCGATCCCGTAATCGAATCGACTCCTTATCTGGAAAGCAATTTCAGCTCGGTGGACAATCGCCTGCACAAGCAGACCACCCGTGGGGTGAATTTGTATGTGCGCGGGACGAACATCTCCCGTGAGCTTCAGGAAATTCCAGTAGATTTCGAGATGTGGGACGAGCGCGACAGGATGGTCGAGGAGAACCTGTCCGACGCGAAGCATCGGATGGACGGAAGCACTGTCCAGAAATTGATCAAGCTGTCCACTCCGACCGTCGAGGGTTACGGCGTCTACGCGGAAGACGAGTGGGACGCATCCGATCAGCACCGCTGGGAAGTGCCCTGTCCCGGCTGCGGAAGATTTCAAGTCCTGAATTTCGATGAGCCGGACTTGGACTACACGAATCTGAAGCTCGGAGACACGAACGACACCTGTGTCCTGGAATGCGCGTACTGCCACCGGCAGATCAAGGACAAGGAGAGGCCGGGACTGAACGCGCTCGGACGCTGGACTCCGTTCAACGTCGAGGGAAAATTACGCGGATACCACATCTCGCAGTTGAATTCTCCGACGCAGAAGCTCGATGAAATCATGAAGGACTATTTCCTCGGCGAGCGCGACGTGAGAAAGCTGCGCGCGTTCTGGCAGCAGAACATGGGGCGCGCTTTCTCGGCCAAGGGCGACCGCGTGACAATCGAATTGCTCGACTCTTGCAGGAAGAAGGGCTACCACACGGGGGGCATCCCTAATTCCTATCTGGCCGTGGGGATCGACGTTGGCACATGGATTCACGTCTGGTGCTGGCACTTCGATCCTCACGGCCGCAAGATGCTCTGGAATCTGAAGCTCTTCCGCAAGTGGGACGAACTAGATAATTTTCTCAACGGGCTTGTCTCCTGGGTCGGCGTCATCGACGCACACCCGGAGAAATCGAAGGCGCACGACCTGGCGATGAAATACCACGGTCGGCTGCGACTCGGCTTCACCGACGACAGGGAGCAGGCAAGTGAAATGGCGACGTGGCACACGCTCAAGCAGGGAGAAGCGGGCAGGGTCAACATCGACAAAACGATGGCCTGCGACACGTTCGTCGCGGACTACATAAACGGAAGGGCAATTCTACCCATCGATGCGCGTGAGCTTGGCGAAGAGATGCCGAGGAAGGATTTCAACGGCTTCTACTACCAGCAGCTTCAGATGGTGCGCGTGGAAGAGGAGAATTCCAAGGGCGTGATCGTTGCCCGCTGGAAGAAGAACCGCAATCTCGACCACTGGCATCACGCGGGAATGTTCGCAACCGTCGCAGCAGGAGGTAAGCCACCGTTGCATGTCCCAGCCGCAATTTCAAATGCCCTCAACGCCAACCTGATCCGGACATGACGATACAGCGCAGGATTTCAACTCCCGACCGCCGTGCCGAAGAGCGCAAGCGCGAGACAGAGCGAATCCGTCGCAAGTACAAGCTGAACATCACTCGCGGTGCGAAATTACTTCCGGCTGAGATTCCGCATGTCGAGAACATGATCGTGATCCTGAGAGTCGCGGGCTACTCGCAAACGCAGATGAGCAAGGTCGTTGGAATTTCACGGCATCAGGTTCGTGAAATCCTGGCGCAGCCGCAAGTCTCGGAGGAAATCGCAGCGCTCCGTGCTGCACTCCCGCGCGCGGCACTGGAACTGATCCAGGGCTACATGATCGAGGCAGTCATTGCAATTGCTGACGTGATGCGTAGCTCGCCGGACGACAAGATCATCCTGCAAGCCGCAGGCGACATTCTCGACCGTGGCGGCATGCCGAAGGCGTCGAGGCAGGAGCGCCACACGGTCAACGAGGATCGCACTACGTTCACCGACGAGGGGATCGTGGAGCGGCTACGTGAGGCAAAGCCTGAAATTCAGGAAGAAGCCGCGCAACTGATCGAGAAGCTGGAAGGACTGCTGACCGTCCATGCCGATATCGAGGGTGAGACAGATGACGAACCCATTGAGTAAAGCCTGGCGGAAAATTTCCGAGATGACGACAGACCTGTCTCGGATGATCGCTCCGTTCAGTTGGGTTTCGTTCTCAGGCGTACGCGGTTTCGTCGGCTACTACGGCACACGCTTCTGGCCGACCAAGCATCCGGCAGGGGAGTCGTCGATTGTCAATTACGACATGACGCGCAGCCTCTACCGGAACGATTCTGAAATCGCACTCGGCTCTGGTTTTGCGCGTCCGATAGTGGACGTGACGGTCAACTTCCTCGGCCTGCCGACAGCGCAACTCGACAGCGAGCCTCAGACAGAATTTCTGAACGAGTGCCTGCACGACCACTGGGCACCGGCCTTGCGCGAGATGTTCACGGGCGCGATCAGGGATTCCAAGTGCTTCGTTGTCATGAAGCGGCCGGACATTCTCGATCCGCTGATGACGCTGGACGAAGCGGAGCACTGCCAGCTTGAAATTGTTCCGCCCGATCTGGTCGATATCGACCGTGACGCGGCGAACAGGAATGTGATCACACGCGCGACAATCCACCGTCGCATGAATTTTTTGACGAAGGAAGGCGATCCTGCGGCCGGGATCGATCCGATCACAGAGGTTCACGATGTGCTTGAAATCATCGAGCGCGACGGCTACCGCTTCTTCGATCAAACGACGAGCCAATGGCTCACCTCGATGGCGGCACCTAACCGTTACGGCTTCGTTCCGGTGGTGGAGGTTTACAACGAGTGGGATGCAGCGCTACGTGGCGGGCAGTCGGACTTGGAGACTGTAATTCCGTTCATGCAGGCTTTTCACGACGTGCTGACGCAGAGCTTGCAGGCACACCGCTACCACTCGACTCCGAAGCTGAAACTGAAGCTTTCCGACGTAGGGCAGTTCATCAAGAACAACTTCCCGGCCGCTTGGGACGTGGAGAGAGCTACGGTAATTCCCAACGCTGAAATCTCGCTCAACGGCCGGGAAGTCTTTTTCTTCGCTCCCGACGAGGACGCGCAGTTCTTGGAAGTCACATCGGTACTGGGAGACTCCAAGACACTGATGGAATTCTTGATCGACTGTATCTGCATCGCAAGTCAGACGCCGGAATGGGCGTTCATGAGAGTCGATTCCGGCTCTGCCAACTCCGACCGTAACGCGCAGACGGTGCCGCTGGTGAAAAAGGTGGACAGAAAGCGAACTAATTTCACCGAATACGTCCAGTCACTTTGCAAGATGGTGCTCGTCATGAGCGGTGGCATACCGACCCGGCCGCAGATCAGTTGGGAAGTCGTCCGCACGGATGACGAATTCATCCAGATGCAGGCTTTTCAGCAGCTTGTCATGGGTCTGGAAGTCGCCAGGCAACGTGGTGAAATTTCGGACGAGACTTACATGAAATCTCTGCGGGCCTACCTGCCGGGGATGAAGGCTCCGAGCCAGGAGGAGAAAGACATTCCACCGGCTCCTGTAATGCCCGCTCTGCCCCCAGGATCGCCCAGTGGGGTCAGACAGCAGGGTGGCACTCCCGTGACGGGAGCGGCCCAGTGAGAGCGCGTCCGCATACCACTCGTACCGGCAGGCCGCACAAGCTGAAGGTGAAAAAGAGCTACAAGCGGAGAATTCGCCGCAGGAGGAAGTAGTGGCGCAGAGAAGGCGCAAGTCCGGAATTCATATCAAGAAGAAGAATCGTGGCAAGCTACGCCGCTCCACAGGAACGAAGAAGGGCCAGAAAATTCCAGTCAGCACCCTACGTCGGTTGAAGAAGTCGAAGAACCCGGCAACACGCAAGCGCGCGACATTTGCTCTGAATGCGCGCAAATGGAAGAAGACCGGCAGGAGGAAACGGTGAAAATTGCAAAGAACCTCGGCAAGCCAAACCAGCGGCTCATCGAGCCTCCACGTCGGTTCATCATGAAGGTCAAGCCGACGCTGGGCTTCTACGGCCGCTTCATCTACAGGTAGGTAATTATGCCCAAGCTGATTTCAGGAGGACGTGCCGGAAGCATTTCCTATTCGCGGATGCCGCAGATCAGGCACATGAAGGAAATTTTCCGGAGTGGACTCAACCCGGCATCGGGCAGTATCCCCGCCGGAACGCGGGTGAAGATCGTCAATAAGCCGCGAGCGAAGGGGAGGTAGCATGGTCAGAATTCTCAGAGCGCTCGACCCGATGCAGTACAGGACGTTGCAGCGGGGCAATCCGCCTGCGCAGACGTTCGGCCAGAAATTCTCCGGTGATGCCAACGTCGAGGGAATCGCAGCACTGGCCCGGACACGCATGGCGGCAAAGCAGAAGTACGAGTCGTCGTCCTGGGCAAAGACGAAGGTTCCGAGGGCGTAAGGAGGAATTATGGCGAAGAAGGCATCTGTCAAGCGGCTGTACGTGAAAGACCCGTACAACCTGCTTTCGGCGTACCCGTACGGCTTCGGGCGCAACCCGACGGTTGCGACGTTCGCTCCGGAAACGGAGAATTTTTCATCGAACACGAACCCGGCGTTCGATCCGTCGAAGGCTCCGGGCGCGGTCACGGTCAAGCAGCGCGCACCGAAGCCCATCGGCGCTGCGACGGGGCACATGAAGGCAATCCCGCCGAACCGCTTCACGATGTTCGGTGGCAAGACGCTCAGAAGAAGGTAGTCATGTCCGACCAGCTTGTTGAAATTTTCGAGCAGTTCGACGATGTGGTCGCTGAGATGACAGGTGACCCGTCCGGCCTCGTACCGCTTCCTGTCGATCTAGTCGAGCGCGTGACGGAAGGCGATGATGATCCCCGCTTCGCCACATTTCAGATCGAGTCAGGCTGGTCGAAGTCGAAGCGGTACTGGGGGCCGGAATTGTTCGATGCGGTCGTGTCTGAAATCAACAACTCCGCACGGGGCGGCGAGGCAATCGTCGGCTACCAGGGGCATATCAAGCCCGAGAACGATGCCTATGAATTCCCGCCGATTCAGCTTCAGTGGCTCGGAGCAAAGCTCCTGCGGACGGGAGACACGGCAAAGCTCGCCGTCAAGGCGTACGTCCTGCCGGGTACGCGCGCACGGGACTATTTCAAGCGTGGTCTTGTGAAATCCGTTTCGTGGCGAGGCAAGGTGCGGCAGGAGTCGTTCGAAAAAGGTGTGAAGATCAAGGAATTCGTGATCGAGAGCATCGACATGGCTCGGCCGAGAACGGCCGGGATGAGTGCGCGACTTGTTGGCTCACTCACAAGTGAAATGGAATCGGAGGGAGGTAACGAAGTGAAGCCGGAGGAAATTTCGGCACTTCAGGAGAACGAGCTTCGCGCGCACAATCCCGGACTCGTTCAGACAATCGAGTCGGCAGCCCGCCAGCCGCTCGAAACGAAGGTCAGCGAGATGGAGGACACCGAGAAGAAGCAGAAGCCGGTGATCGACCTGATCCCGGAATTTCGCAAGGTTCTCGGACTCGCTGAGGACACCGACGACCTGAACACCGTCCAGGCCGTAATTTCGCAGCTTCGCGCGCACGGGAAGGCTCTGCGTGACTCCGTGCTCGACAAGGTGCTGACGAAGAAGCTGAAGGG